TATTAAAAGAGGATCAAGAGTCCCTAAATAGGTGGCTTTAACATAAGAACCTACTGTAGTCGCGCTACCGCCAGGGTCTGATGTCATTACGTAAGTAAATGTCGTAGCACCAGTAACTGTTACTTGGAAATTACCAGAATATGTGTTGGGTATTTGACCACTCAAAGTCACATAATCAAGTGTACTTAAACCATGTGGCCCACTTGCGGTTAAAGTAGCAGTGGTGGTTGAACGAGTAATACTACTAATACTAACTCCCGCTGCACTGGTAGCGGGGTTAAAAGATGTACATCCTAATGCTAATAAATGCCCACTAGGAGCAAAAAATATTTTCGTTACCTGCTCAGGAACAGCTTTAGATCCAGTAATAGTATTGAGCTCTACAGCCCTGTTACTATAAGCTGTGTTGTATGTCCAATGATATATGTCCCCTCCAGATATATTAAATAATAAATCATTATTAAAGTTATCTTGAAATGATAATTGAGAAAATACAAGAACAGGAGCCGCAATACTAGAACCAAAAGTACCTCTACCAAAAGTTCCCGTACCAAAACCTAAGCCCCCCGAAGTTGTAGCTGAACCAATATTAAGTTGAAAAACAGCGACAATACTGGTGCCACCGCCTGAAGTAGCTGAAGTAGCTGATGTTGAAGTAGTTATTGTAAAATTATCTGCGTCTACAATAGTTTGTATTTCAAACTCTAAATTAAGATTAGCAGCTAATATACCGCCTACAGCAGCAGCGCCACTAAAAGTAACAAAATCCCCTGCTATAGCGAGATGAGCAGCAATATTAACCGTTACAGTGGTAGCAGCAGATGTAGTGGTAGTAAAACAATTATTTGTAGCAGGAGAGATAAAGGTAGCTCTAATAGGAGTTATATCATGTATGTATGTACCAGCAGCAACATACATTTTACTATTAGTGCCGATGCCAACATTCACTGCCCCGTCAGTAGTAACATATGAAAATAAACTACGGGCGGCTCCTTCATAAGCAGCAAAGTTTTCAACCTGCCAACCGCCTATTTTTTCAGGGTATCCCTGCCTAAACCTAATCATATCCCCGTCGAACCAACCACCTTGATCCGCGTAGTTAGTTTTATCCCTATTAATACCCGGTTGAAATTGTAATGTTTTTAGCGCCATTATTAACTTTCATCTCCAAACTTAAATTATTATACGCAAGTGTTCCATGCTTATGTATTAATTTACAAAAAGGGCGCACGTACGCTACCCCAATATCTTTATAGTCTTCCCTCAAATGATTTTGAAATTCATCAGAAAGACGTGCTTCATGGCATGTTATAGGGTCGTCAAAAATAACATTTTCAAGAGGTACAATATCTATTCGTCCACTACCTGAATAGTAGACCATTAAAACGATTATCCAGTGAGTCATACCTCTGGGGTATCTACATCAAATGTTATACTTATCCCCATCGTGTTCCATTCTTCTATTAGTTCTTCAAAAGATAAATATGTAAATCCAACAGGAGAGTTTACCCCTAACCTTTCTGTTAGTTCTTCTGCCTCATGGCTCACAAATTCTTTGTAGTGAGCGTTAATTGGTGTTTCAACAATCGGCTCATTCATAATCTATCTTGCCTAAAACCATTTCCTCAAAGTTTTTTGAGATATAATGCAACTTTTCAGCACTTCATTATTTCCACCTTGACCGCCATCGTCAGTAAGAGTTGACATGATATGTAATGACGTATCAGTCTCTTTTACCAAAAAACCTACTGTCTTGCAAGTAATAGGTTTCTCAAGCGTGTCTAATTCAATCCACCCCGCATCTCCTGAATGGTCGTAATATTCTACACTTATGAGCCTGAATTTTTTAAACCCCTTTTTCATGCCTAACTCTCCTTATACCAGCTGTATGACGCTCTACTTCTCCATATTCTCTGTCTAAAACAATAGCTTGAATCTCTCTCCCTGATCTATACCCAGAGTCATAAGTCCACGCATCGGCTGGAGCAAGGGTTCTAAAGGACTCTACAATAACTTTCATGTCTTCAAATGACCTCTTAGTGTGTATATGCCCATGCCAACAATACTTAAATTCACACTCAGACCATTCTGGACAATCGACAGCCATAACACCAGCTAATTTATCTGGTTTAGGCTGGTGTCCATGTGTAACGCCTATAAGATTTTGACCAAAACGATAGTAATACATTGCTTTAGTAGAATCTTCAATGATAACTCTCTTATTAGTATCGTAAAAAGTAGATAGAGCACAGGAAAGAGCAACGTGACTATGAGGGTCGTGGTTACCTGCAACATTTCTAACTGTTACCCTTTTGTGCTTAGCCAAAGATTTCTCGATAAAATATCGTAGTACATATATACCAGATTTAATAATCTTGGCGTATCTAGTATCTGCGTCTAATGGGTTTTTACTGGCTGGAGTTTGATTGAGTGAGTCATCAATATGATAGAAATCCCCTAGCTGAACTATAAATACTTCTTCACTAGCTGGTATAGCGTTAATTATCCTATCCGCCGCTAAGGTTAGATCTTTAATACCCGTCTTTAAATCGAAGTCCTCCTTAGCTTTCTCCTCCCAGGACAACATACCCAAATGGGCATCGCCAATACATATACATGAAAGAAGGTCTTTACTTTTAGTTTTAGGCGCTGTAGTAGAAACGGATTTGAACTTTACCTTTTGGTTAAAAGCCTCAACTGTGTCGTCAATGATGTCTTGGACACTTCGCTGGCCTTTCTGTGATTGACCTTTTACCCAAGTGGCTGAAGGACTCCCTGCTTCATTGTAGAGTGTAGACTGTCCTGATTGTTGTTTTTGTCTTCTTAAACGAACTCTATAGACTGTGTCAGCTATAGTTGCTCTGGCAACGCTATGCTCTATTGCTGCTTGTCCTTGAGACTTTCCGCCAGAAAGGGATTTAATATAGGCGGTTTCTTTTTCTGTAATACAAAATGGTATTAACGAACCATAATCTGGAGTCGAGGCCATTTAATTGCCTCCTAGTTATTATTAGTAACTTATTTTTATAATACTGAAGCAGCTAAAAAGCCCGCTACAAATACTAGACCATACTTAAAACATGGAGGTATAGCGTCCCAAAAATCTCGTATTTTATCTAACATTTTACTTACTCCTCTACTTGTTAATTCAGCTAGCTCTTTCATTTTGCTGTTTTTTTAACTTTGTCGTACGATCTAGCGCCAACCAAGCCCAGCATTCCCATTAAAACCGGAAGCATTGTTCCTGTGTCAGCTTGAGGCACAACAACACCAAATGGCGCTGCCAATGGCGAAATTAGAAAATTTACTGTAAACCCACAAACACAAACCCACGCGCAAGCGGGACGCCAAGAACTTTGGAACCAATTTCCCTTGGCTTCTTCTTTATTTACAGATATTTGGGCGAGAGCCAGCTCCTGTGCGTGTTTATCAGCCATCACAGAAATTTCATGGGCTAACTTATTTTTAGTGTCAGCGTCTGGTATGAACTTATCCAATAGTGAGGCTATTGGTCCTATAAGAGCTTGTAGCATTATGGTTTATCAGGCCACGTTATATTGTCTACATCACTCTGAGAAGGTATGTCTCTTAAATTTTGGCGATAAGTTTTCATCGCATCGCTTATTGCGGGTGAATCAGCAAGTGATGCCCAATCTGTCTCATGTAGCAACGCATCACGTTGACTTCTTATAGTCACCCACTTTTCATCAGTCGTGGGTTGCATCGCGGTAAGTTCATCTTTCTCTGCTTGAGTATGATTTCTTTCAGTTCTTTCGCCTGTCTGTGCATTAACGCTAATTACATCATATGTCATATTATTTTCCTATTGATATTGAACTGAGACTTTGCCAGCAGCGGGAGAACTATCAAACGCATCGGTAGTTATCAAACGGGCTGCTGAAAGTGGTGCAGCTAACGATACAATGCCACTACAGTAAATTGTAAGGCCGGGATATTCAATAGAACCATTTAAAGTCCAAGTATTTGTAGCGGAATCCATTAAGTAAAAATTCATCGGGCCACTCCGAGACTGTGACGCTGAAGCACCATATATTATGAACCCAGTCGTTGATGCGACTGAGCCAGCATAATCATTACCAGATGATACATACCCTGTTGTTACAAATGTAGTCGAGCCATGCCCTAGTTGAACTTGGATATTGGCTGTGCCTGTTGTTGAAATAGTCGCCATATTCATAGTAACTTGTTTGACACCAGATGGAATACCAGTAAATTCAACTGTAGTACCACTAGAAACTGCTGTAGCCGAAGTTTGAGTAATACCTAGTCTATGGTCATTACCTGCATCATCTGTATGGTATAAGGCACTTGGTGTTTCTGACTTAGTCCAGATTTGAGAAGAACCTGCTACATCAGCAGCAGCAGCACTTCCCTCTACAATAAAGACTCCTGTGTTAGTTATTTTACTCATTTAGGATAAGCCTCCTTAACAGCAGTTCTTTTAGCTTGAAGTGCCTCTAAATCATCATCAAGAATTGCGTGAACACACTCGTCTATTGAGGGATATTCAGTAAGCCTCTTAGTCTTATAGTCAGAATCATCAAAAGCCTTCTTTGCCTCTGCTTGAGCAGCAGCAATATTATCTTTTTCTTCTTGGGTATAGGAGCGTGTTGTTTCTTCTCCTGTCATTACGTTTACTTCCATTACATCAGCCATATTATTTTCCTATTGAAATTGTATTGCGGC